TCTTTATCAACCTTAGTTAGGGTTGTTCCTGCTGCGTTTTCAAATCGTAGTAAGTCTGCTGTTTGGCTAGTAAATCCCTTTAGTTTAAGAGGAATAATTGCTGCACCGTTTGCCTGAATAGTGTCGCCACCAGTATTGTGTGTGTATTGAGTGTGAGAGTCGTTGACTACTCCGTACTCAAGGTTTGCAATACGGGCTTTTAAAGTTGCCCAAGATGTTGTGGTTTTATCAAGAGTGCCTACCCAACCAGCACTTACTTGTGGGTCGGTTCCAATAGTTGCTTGTAGAGCACGAACTTCATCTTGTAGAGCATTAACGTGGTCTGCTAATACGAGGTCGGTAAAGTCAACCTTGGTAGTAAAGCCTTTGACACCTGCGGGATACGAAGCGGGCATAATTATTCTCCTAAACGACTAAGGTCAATTTTGACGTTAAACACGGAGTTTGACTCCCTAAACAACCTATGAATGACTGTGACTGGTACTTGCTTTTCCAGTCATTTGAGTCTCAAGGGTTGCAACTTTGCCTTCTAATACAACAATGCGTGATTGATGGTCTTTTAAAGCAGCAGCCATGGCTAGTAAGGTGGCAACTAAGTCAATTTCTGTAGTCCCATTTGCTGTGCGTTCTGTTTTAAAATACGGGGTCAATCCCGTTAAAGAAACAGAGTCAGATAAGACTTTGATGTTTACTCTTTTGCCGTTTTTTGGTTTTCCAAAATTACCGCTCCAAATTGGATAGCCTGGGTCGCCTCCTTCAAAGGCAATCCACACACCTTCTCCAACATCAGGAACTTGTGTTTTAAGGCTTGATGTTTCTAAAGGCCATGCCCAGTTTAATTCTGCATCACCAAATAGTTGAGGAACTTTGCACTTAATTCTTCTATGCCCATCAGTATCTTTATTGGTAGTAACAACACCTCGGTAAGTTCCTGTGTACTCATTACTCACTATAGGACCTCAAGCACTATATCTGGTTCTGCAAAAGTAAATATTTCATTTGGTAGAGCACTAATCGATGCTAAACTTGGGGTTCCACCTGTTTTATAAACAAAACGACATTTAGCAAACTTCACGCCTTCAACAGTTTGTAGAACAGATTCAATGTTTTGAACAGTTAACTCTTGACCAAAATCAACAAAGTTATAAGAGTAGTTCTCAACAATAGTTGCCTTTATAGACTTTTCAACAACTGTGGCACTAAACTCTGGTTTTCTTGTGTATTGAATATTCATTGTTACTGGAACATATACGGGTTTAAAAATGCTTAGGGTTGTTCCAACAAGCATTTTATCTGCTAAAAAGTTTCCTACATCTGTTTTGAGTATGTTCCACTCAAGAGTGGCTGTTGGTACGTTAGAGATAATTTCAATTCCAGGAGTAGCGTCAAAGTCAGAAAAATCACGATAAGGAGCAACGTATAAAGTTACAGCAGTAGCAGACGTTCCTACCGCTTTGGCTTTTCCACAGTTTTCTACTGATATGGCTAAGTTTTCAAAATCATCTAAAGTTACTGCCCTATTTTGAGTGCGTAGAAACAAAGGAGCAGCAGCACGAATTGAATCATTATCTTCTGGCTCATTACCTCCAGCAGCACCTTTAACATTGGCTACATCTATTACGCCGTTTAACGCAGAAACTTGTGTTTGTGAAAGCCCAGGAACTCGAGCAATATCAATTAAAGTACCGCTTGGAATATTTCCTGAGATACCGCCACCAACAACAAACTTTGCTCTAATTGCAGATTGGTATGTAGGTATTGCTCCTGATATACCATCTCCAAACAGTACAATTACTTCGTTATCTGGAGTTAATCGTGTTGTAAAAACAGCGTCATTTGCACTGTAGTCGATTAAGTGACTTACTCTTTCCCATTTTTTCCAAGCAGTTCCGCCCTGCACGTATATCTCTACGCTATTTGTAACAACTGGAAATTCTTCTATGACAAATGACTGCGATGGCTCAGCATCAGATGTTCCCAAAAGAACACCGTAAACATTGCCTGCTTCAATTGTGTTCAATTCACCTTGATAGGCACGAACTAGTGCTTCACCTCGTGCTTGATTAGCAAATGGTGGAACAATAAGTTCATCTGTTGTTGTAAAAGTAATTGTTTCTACCGTATCGTTAGAAATAACTTCACCAGAGACACGTGTTTCTGCTGGAATAGTGACAGCAGAAGAGGAGTTGTTATAAAAAGTTACGTCAACTGATGCATTTTTATACCCAGAAGGAATGTATCCATAAGTTTCTGCAATTGCTAGAATACTTTCACGTTGGGTTGCCGTTGATAAAAACGACTCATTAGCAATACGGTCAATATAGTAGTTGGCAACATCCCCAAGGTATGCAAATGCTTCTGCTAAAACTACGCCAAAGTCACTGTTGTCTGAACCATTCCACTCAGGAATTCGTTCTTTAATGCGAGCAACTAACTCTTCTCGAAGTGCTTCGTAGTCTCTACTTGTGTAGTCGATTGTTATTGGGATTTCATTAAATGCCATTAGATGTTCTCCTGATACTGAGGTTGTTTGTTGCCAATACTGACAAGAGCAATGACAGTAGTTTCTTCCTTATCGTTTGGTAGGGAATATGTAATTATAACTTTAAGAGACCCATTTGCATCGTCGTTCTCAAAAGAAGTTTCCAAAAGGGTTAGTAAAGGAAGGAATGTTATAAAAGCCTCTTGAATCTCAGACTCCATATCCCCTTGAATACCGCTTAGTCCGTTTAGCCATTGATTGGCAATCTTTGTTCCAAAATTTGGGCGATTAACTCTTTCACCAAACATGGTGCCAATTACAGAGGTAATTCTGTCAGCCCAAATTTTTCCAGGCTCCACTGTCCGTGCAATATTGCCATAACTATCTAAGCGCATTGGAAAACTTATTGCAGTTTCGTAAGCCATTGTTATCCCCATTTCCCAGTCAATTTAGTTGCTTTTCCCTTATTAAACAAAATTGTTGGCTGTCTGTATTCAGGTGAATTTTTTGTTGCGGATTGGTTTTTTAATTTAGCCTGTATGTTTACTCTTGGCAAATCAGGCTGCAAGTTTGTTTTAGCATTTTGCCGAAAATTTTGATTCTTACCGTCACTCAATAAGATACCGTTGCACTGATATGTTCCTTTAACGTTTAAATAGTGAGTGACTTTGTGTACTAGCCAATAACCGTCTGCATCTCCCAGTATTCCCTTTACCTCTACTAAGGTATTTGGGCTTATTCTTGGGTCACCTTGACTTCTGAAATTCGCAGGAATATTGAACCTTGCTTTAGTAGCCTTTGCTTTAGCAATTGATTGCGAAAACTCTTTAGTGTTAGCAACAGCGTTTAAGTACTGGGTAAAAATTGGGTCATCCTTAGTTTTTCTAATTTGTTGCTTTGTTTTAGGGGACTCTGTAGTAGTAAAAGTAAGTGCTTTGATAGGGTCTACTCCCCTAATAATTTTAAAAGAGTTGTTAGGTAAATCGGGGCTTTCTAGGTAGTCACCGTATAAAGGGGTGAATTTATCTAAGGTTTGTTCTTCAAAACTAGAGTATGGAGGCATGAAAGTTTGCTCTTGATACAAGATGGGCATTCCACCAATTGATTCATCCACAATTTCCTCAATAGTTTTAAAAAATAATGTTTTTTCTTTTACAGAGATTGTGTAACCACTCATATCCGCTAATCTTTGTAGAAACTCCCAATCACTTTCTCCTTGCTGGGTAATTTGAGAGTATCGAGCAGGATGACCACTAACTACTGACTTTAAGCCATTTCTTTTTGCAACAATAGATACTACTTCATTAACTGACTTATTTTTCCAAACACCCGACCTAGAGTCTTTCATTAAAAAAGTTAACCCCAAGCAAACAATTTGAACCTCTTTGCTAGATTGAACAGCATGAGTTCTTCCAACTCCGTAAACAACCCCGTAAAAAGTTCCACGAATTTTGTTAGAGGTTTTCCAAGTAACAATTACAGGGGACTGAGTTTTTAACCCTTTTAGCATAACCACGTTAAAGTTAGAAAACGCTACCGTAAGAATGTCGTGAGTGTTTACTTTTTGCTCTAGGGTTATGCTATCAGCAGAAAATCCAAAGGTTGGATAGTCAGGAAAATTTACAGAAAAAGAGTTAAGTTCACGTGCAGAATACTTTTGGTTATAAGACATGAACTGGAATCCTTAACTGTTGGCCTGGAACTAATTCAAAGGGGCTATGAATGTCATCGTTATAATCCATAATAATCCACCAAAGACTTGAGTCACCTAAAAATTTACTTGCCAACATGTCCATCCTGTCACCCTCTACCCAAGAGTAATAAAATACGCCAGAAACGTTATTAGGAAAAACACGGTAAACCCCAACTTCAAAACTTAATTTGACTGGGTGATAGCCTTTTAATAAAAGACCTTCAGCGTATCTACTTGATAAAGGAATCATGTCTAGTCCTTAACCATTGCATCATGAAATCTTGCCATTGTTAGAACAACAGTAGTTAGCGTTGGGACCATATTTTCAGTGAACTGCACATGATTTACACTGATATTTGTTACTCTGGCTAGATACCTAAGTTTTCTTCCCATGTGAACTTCAACAGCGATACCGTTTAACCAACCAACATCTGCAGTTTTTATGCCACGTAACGGGCTTTTGTACCCATTCATATCTCCGTTGATTGCTTTAAATAAGAAGTCCAAATCGTACATTGTGCCAAAGTCTTTAATTAACTGACGGTCTGCTGCTGGAACTACCTCTGGGTAGTACAGTTTGGAATCAGCATCAGAATTAATTGCTTTACCTGGTCGTTTGGCTGCACTGGCTGCTGCTATACCTTCAAGCGTTGTTGTGTTTACGCTACCCGACACTCCTCCTAAAGCATTCATGTCTTCAATCCTATTTAAGTAAAGTGTGATTGAAATTGAACTACTAGAAGCAGGAGTAGTTACCATATTTACTTGGTCTTTACCAGATTCAAGAAGTTCTGGAGAAATGCCTGTTATAGAGCCATAGGATTGTTGTACAAATTGAGGGTTGTAGTGAAATCTAAAACCGTAACTTTGAAGGCCACCAACTAGTGCTTTATCTTTAGGGTCTAGTTCTTTAAGTGCTGCCTGTTGTGCTCTTTTATTTGGGACAATAAACCCTCTATTAGTATCGCCATCACCAAAAGTACTTAAACTGTCGATTAAACTTGCAGCACTTTTTGGTATTGCTCCTTGTGCAAGCAAGGAGTTAGTTGAAGGGGTTTTTGTTCTAAAGTATGCTGAGGTAACCATTGGTGCATTAAATCTAATTGTCTTAGGCGGAGGTGCTGTAGCCCCTCCTTGAGTATTTTTAGGTCCAGATGTATTAGTCTTACTTTTTTTAGCATCTGCTAATTGTTTTCTAACACGTGCTTCTTTTCTAAACTGTGCTGACCCTGCTCGTGCAGAAAGTTTCCCATTGTTTTTTTCTAAAGCGTATTCTTTAGCCTTGGCATTAATGTTTGCCTCAACTTTAGTAACCGCATTAATAGCAGTAGTAAGGTCTCTTTTAGCATCAGCAATAGTTTGTGCACTAGCGGTTCCGCCAATAACTAAACTGTTGTAGTAATTTTGTTTTTGTGTTCTTTGAGCAGATAACAGGTTTTTTTGAGTGTTCAAAATATCAAGTTGAAGCAAAATAGATTTAAAGGTTGTTTCTTTAGCCTTAACAGCGTTAGCCAGGTCCCTAGCCTTGTCTGCTTTGGCTTTTTGTTCTATTGCAGCAGTAAGACCAGCAGCAATTGCTCTATCTGTTGCGGATTGAGCACCTGGTGATGTCGATTCTCTAGCCATTATTTTCCACCCACTAACCTAAGTAAATTTTCTTTTTCAAGTTGTGTTTTAACAATCTCAACAAGGTTCATAGCCTCAGCATAAGATGCTTGTTGGACACTAACATTAATTGTTATAGAAGGAGAGACATTTATTCCAGAAGATGAGGAAAGGGTTGCTACTGATGGAGACCCACCGCCTTGGAACTTGTAAGGATTTTTTCCTGTTTTACCAGTCATCCATGCTGAGTTATTTACTGCTGCTAAAATAGTGTCTGTTGAAGCACCTGCTTTTAAAGCATCTACAATCGCTGTATAGCCACGGTCACCAGCATTTTTTCCAGTCAAGGTTCCGATAGTTGCTGCGTAGCCTTCTTCCCAAGACTTATAGCGTTTTACTCCCACACTATTCATAGACTCATTGTTACTCATGTCTAATGTGGTATTTAAAGGGTTGTAGTCTGCAGAGTTTTTCCAGTGCCCACCTTCATGGCGCATCCAAGTGGTTAGAGCATTTACGGAAGCATCATTAACGGGAGCACCCATTTTTTGAAGAAGACCTGTAGCCCATTCTTTTTCACTACCAGTTCCAAGAATTACCCTTGAACCACCGCTTCCACTACCGCTACTAACATTACCCAGGAGTTCAGCAGGAAGATTCCCTAATCCGCCACCTATTAAATCCTGCACAGACTTAGAACCAACCATCGTGGATAACTGTTGTCCATTAGTTGAGGTTGCATTCTTGCCACTTGCACCTAAAACTCCCGCTAATCCAGAACCCCCTGCTTTACCTAATTCTTCAGGATTTACTGGGTTATTTTTTCCTTTACGTACTTCATAGTGCAAGTGAGGACCAGTAACTTTGCCAGTCTCACCGCTTCTTCCAATTAACTGTCCTTGTGTAACAGTTTCGCCAACTTTAACTAACACCTCAGATAAATGTCCGTAAAGAGTTTGATAGCCGTTTCCGTGGTCAATTTCTACAGTCTTACCATAGTCTGAACCAGGGCTTGTATTAATAACTACTCCACCTAGTGATGCATGGACAGGAGTTCCTACAGCACATGGATAATCTTGACCTGTGTGACTTCCACCAGACCATAAATTTCCTGTAGCACCGTAAGGTGTTCCAACACCTCCATTAGTAATTGGTGAAGAAGGAGATGCACTACCACCACCAGTGCTACTAAAAGATGCACCGAATCCTGGAGTACCTCCACCTTTACCACCGTAAGGGTTTGCAACACCACCAACAGTACCTGCTGCTACACCAGCAAGGGCTGCGTAAGGGTTTCCTGTGGCTAATCCAGCAACACCGCCTTGACCCGCGTCAAATAAAAGGTTTGCGATATAACGCATTTCATCTGGAACATCTGCTTTGTTAAAAAACTTTTGTACTTGCTCTAATCCCATATAACTTAATCCAGCAAGTCCTGCTTTTCCAAAAAGACCTTTTATTCCCATCTTTCCTGCAGCACCTTTACCACCAGAAAGAGCACCTTTAATACCTTTAGCACCTAAGAAAGCACCACCAGCAGTCATTAATCCTTGAACAATTCCACCACCAGCAATACCCATACCCATTCCTGCACGTGATTCACCCATACCACCTAAAAATCCTGATGCCACTCCTGCAGTACTAGCCAATTTTTCTAATGCAGGATTAACTGTGGTCTCAATTAAATCGGCTGCTGCTTTAAGTCCTTTTAATACGGGTTCGGTGTACGTATTTAAAACCGATGTATCAGATGCGGTAATACGCATTTTATCCGCTAGAGGATTTTGTCCGTACCCTAGTTTAGATAAATCAGTTGGTTTTCCTGCTGCTCTATCAACAGAGTATTGCATAAAAAGTTGTCTTTGGTCTTCTGTCATTCCTAAATCAGTAACTGCTTTGTTAAAACCACCTGCTTGAAAACTATTCATAGTCTCTTCTACACTCATTTTTCCTTGACCTTGAGTGAGACGACCGTAGAGTTGACCAAAAATTTCATCTTGGCCTCGAGCCTTACCAGTTTTTGAATCGTAAGTGCTAACACCGATGTTGTATAAACGAGAGGAAAAGTCTCCTTGAGTAAAACCAGACATGGCAACCATAGCGTTTTCATTTGCCATGTTCATATACCGTGCAGCACCACCAACATCTCCAACTAAAGCGTTGTATTGGGCACTTCCTGGCATAATGCCTCTTGCTGCAGCAATACTTGCAATATTTGAAGAAGAAAGAGTGCTCGTAACTCCACCTGCTAAACCACCAAAAGTGGCATTCATTATTGAAGTACGGCTCATATTAGAACGAAGAGATGCTCCGTAATAGTTACCAGCACTTGCACCAACTTCGGCAACTCCTGGCATTGCAGCCATTGCTCCAGCAGCAATACCAAAGGTTGCTTGTGCAAGTCCTTGACCAACTCCCAATAATTTTTGACCACGAGTAGGGGTTAAGCCATATCTAGTGGCTTCCATACCCTCTCGCATAGCAATTTCTGCAGTGCTATCAACTTTTTCTTGTCCACTAAAAGTTACTTTGCCCATGTGTGGCATTTGGCTATGTTGACCCGTACCGATATGTCGGTCACCACCA